ATATAATTTGAAAATATTTTCATATCGATTGTCTCCCAATTTTGGTAAACCATTAATATTTGTTTGATATGTTCCTTCCATTATCCTACTACTCCCAAATCTGTTATATTTGCACTATTAGGTATCCCACCTAGTTGTGAGTTTAGAAATTCTCCAGTTGCAAAATCTGCTCGTACTACATCCTCTTGAATTGTTGTGAATAATAAGTTTTTTGAACTTGCAACCATTGGTTGTAACGTTAATTTAATCTCATACATGTCAGGTATAATCGTTTTAATTGTATCTGGTAATTTAACATCATTACCTCCCCCGGAATTACTTACACCCGCTAAGTTAATTTCCATCATCCGTGTACTACCTCTATGGTTTATTACTAATGATGATACATAACAATATGGCTCACGCCTATTTCCTGGTATTGTTACATCATATAATACAGGTGGTTCAATAATAACTTTGTCTTGCCTTAATGGTAAATTCTGGTATAATAACAATAATACAAGTTTAAAATTATTGCAAATATCACCATACGTAGCTGGTCTGGTGTTATATAATGGTAAGGTCACCTCAATTGGTTGACCTTCTGTCGGATATTGATAATACTTCGTTCGTTCAATACGTGCTGAACCAGCTTGAGCTAAAACTTTAAATGTTCCTAATATTGTTTCTGCTACACTCGGTAATTTATCAACTATACCAGTTAATTGACCAGATACATTTTCATTATTTGCTCCACTAAAACTATTGATTGTATTTAAAACGGTGTTGGATAAAAACGGTAATTTATATGTAAATCCGGTTGGACCAACAATATAGAGTTTTTGATATGGAAATAATACCTTTTCAAGATCTGGGTTGTTGTATTTTTCAAATATTTGTTTTATATCAGCTGTTTCTTTTACAGTGTTGGAAATACTTTGAAAAACCGTATCAACAATACCAGCAACCCCTGTTTGATTAATCTGTTCAGACGATTCAGTTGTAATAAAATCTCTAACACCACTGAATTCTGCTAAATTTACAATTTTACCTAAAAGTGATTTACCTATTTCGGTTGTAGCTCCAGCAATATTACTAGCTCCTGTTGTTGTTGCTCCTGTAACACCACTGTCTTCTAATGTAGCTGATAACGTATATAATGCTTGCGCAATAAGATTGTTAACCAGGAAATATTTCTCTTTCAAGATAATATATGGTACTTCATCATTAACGTTTCTATAGTTGTTATCCTTATATTTGTTTAAATCAGATTCACCGTTTCTACTTGATTTCGGAGATATTGTCCAAATATAATCTTTAACTACATTAACATACTCTTGCCTAATGGAATCTAAATTACCAGCTTTAATCTTTTCAAACTGATAATTTCGAATTTTACTAAACGGGGTTACAGTACTATTACGTTGTTGTTCTTTGTTGTTACCATTAACATCGACGGTTGATGTCGGTTGAGCTACATTGGTTTCTTGGATAGTACCAACCGATGATCCAGGGACAATGAGAGGAGTATATGCTCCATTTACTGGATTTTCATCAACCCCTAAAAACGTATAAGATAATTGTGTTCCGTTATCTGGCATCGATAGTATTTAAGACAAACAATCATATACCTAGAAGACTCTTAATTGCTGATAATTTTGTTGCACTCATTAAAAAGGTTTTCCACGGTGTTTTATCTTTATCAATTTGCATCATAACCGTTTTTTCGTTAAAATCTGCTCCAGTACCAGATATAACTTCTGCCTCAACAGCATATATTGTATAAGGACCAATATTAATTAACATCCCTTCATCTGTTCCTTGTTGATTAAATGCTCCGGATTTAATCATTTTAGTGTAAGCATTAGGTTGTCTTGATATGCTTTTTATTTTACCTCCAGCTAAAACTGATGATCTCCCACGTGTTTCGTAATAATGAAGATTGTCATTAATCCATTTCATCATTTGATTAAACTTTTTTGGAGATGATTGCTCTTCTTGTTCGTTGTAAAATTGTTCAAAACTTTTTGGTTTTGTGATACGAAAGTATCGTTTCCATGCTTTAGATTTGTCTATATCATAATCAAATCCATATGTTTTAGATAATACCTTAATCATTTTTTCATATAATTTTTGTCTAGATGGTGATTCGGCACTAAACCTAACCTCTTTAACTTTTGGTTGTTCTTTAAAAAAGATTTTAAAAATTTTCAAAATGGTTGCAAATACCTGAAATGCATTCCCAGAATTGATTATTCCCATAGGTTCATCAATTGAATTGCCTTCAGGGTCATACAATGCTAGAAATTCAAAGTGATATCTTTCATGATATCTATCTTTGTCGCTCTGCCCGAACTGCGACACATATGCAATACCGTTATCTGATTCAAATTCATATTCATACGAACGTGGTGGTGAATGCATTATACCGTGACTAACATCATATGGTTTATTAAACGTTTCTTTTAACATATTAACTTAAAGCTTTCCTAAATGCACTTACACCACTTTCTACTGTAAATGTCATATTATTTGTTGTATTTGTTGATGGTGCCGCAATAATTGATTGTTTATTTTCTTCTAAATATGTTTGCAATAATTGAATTTGTTCTTTTCCAATGGAAATTAATGATTCTAAACCCTTTACCAAAGCTTCACCGTCTTTAAATCCAATAATGCTATCGTCTTTATTGAATGGTTGATATTTATCACCCATTACAATACCATTGAGTTTATTATCAAATATTGAGAAATCGTTCATTTCTTTAATATCTGGATTATCTGTATTTGGATTATTTTTTAACCATTCTTGAAGTTCTTCTTCACTAATAATTGTTTCAGGTGGTTTACCTGGCTCCTGTTCTTCTAAATTGTTTTGCTTGTGTTTTTGTAATTTTCGGATTTCAGCTCCTAAAATACGAGCTTTAACTTGAGGCATTTCATCTGGTACATCCTTGGTCAATTCGTTTATTTGATCCACGGTATATTCATATTGTTCCTTTAATCTACCAAATAATTTTCGATAATTTTCACCCGAGCTTACAAGGGCATCTCCTTCAAGTATTTCGTCAGATGCTCTTACACCGTAAAACTCTTCCGCTATAGCTGATGGTGAATTGTCTTCAATCGTTTGTTTGACTTCGTTAATCATTTCTTCCCCGAAATTCTTAACAAATCTAATTGCTGCTGCTATTTGTTCTCCAACATAATCAAAGAAATTAATTATTGGAGTAACTATATTATCCGCAACCCAAGAACTCATCCAATCAGTTAAAGATGTCATTTCACCGGCTTCATTTGTTAATCCAAGTAAATTACCAACACCTTGATCGAATTTATTGAACATATCTCCTAACCAAACTAAACCTATATGTTCAAAATAATCATATAATGTATCAACTCCCGGGTTTTTGAAAACAGCTAACCATTTTTCGCCTAATTGTGTAAACCATTTCCCAACCGGTGAATTTAATATAGCATCTTTTATGATCCTATATATATCTCCAAATGTTTCAACCTTCTTACCTTCGGTTTCCGCTTCGTCAATTGTTTTCTCAAAAAAGTAATTTAACACATCAACCCCTAAACCTATGGCTGTACCTATTCCTGGAAACATATAAGATATACCAGCTACTATATCCATCATACCGGATATAATATTCTTTGGTCCACCTTCTTTGAATTTACTCAATGCTTCTCCAGTACTAATTAACAACCCAACTAAAGGTAATTTCCGAAGTAATTTACTAAATTTACCAGCAACCCCGAATACTGTAGATAATGCAGAAGTATCAATTCCAAGTTGACGAGCTGCAAACCCACCAGCAACTGCTGTAACACCTAATAAAAGTCCACCAAGAACCTTTTCTAATAACCCACCGGAAGATTGGTTATTTATGGTTTTAATTGTGGTTGTATCATCTCCATCTAATTTATCTGCAGCTTTTTTAGAAATATCATCTATAACAACTCTAATTGAATCTTCTTTAACTTTTCTAGGAGTTTTTTGAACATTAGTTGGACGACCATGGAGATACCTTTTTTGGTTCTCGTTTTCATATTTTTGAGTTACGGATGGTATTGACTTAGATAATGTTTTCTCGATACTAATGAATGTTTTTTCAACGCGTTGTTGGAACTTTTGTTGTTGATCAACAAAGTCCTTAAACAATTCAGAAAATTGTGCTGCAAATATAGACGAATCCATCTATATTATTTATATGAAAGTTAGGAGAATAACTCGCTACTCAATTCAACCTTAACTCCTTTAACAGTTGTTAACGTGTTTTCGATGGTTTTGACATCTTCAAGATATTTAAGGATGAGTTTTATGAACGATCCGGGAAGTTGTTCAATGATATTAAGTTTATCGTCATATGCAAGATCATATAACTCAATTTGTTGATCGTCAATAGTGATGGATTTAATATATTTTAACACTTCAGAAGTAAACAATTCACTCAATATTTGTTGTTGTGTGGAAGATTTATTGATTTTTTTGGTAATTTCGTTGTTAATTTTCCCATCATATGATAATGATGGTAGTTTAACCTCTGCAGATACATCTTGGTTTTTAATAACAGTTACCTCAAATTTGTCAGTGAAATCGAACTTTGATATGTTTTCAATCACTTTGTTGATATTTACTAGTTTATCATCAACGGATACTTTCTCTCCAATAGTATTGCTACGATATGATAAAACGATATTCAAACGATCGAAACCATTGATAGCATTAAGATCTAATGGTTCTACTGCATTCTCTGAAATGATATCGTTAAAAATATTATTAAAGGTAATAAGGCCACTAGTATCTTGTGGTAATTTAGCAAGGATTTGTTTTTGTTGTTTCAGGGTAAACGGTAAAAACTTAACAGATTTATTAAGCGACGGTAAATAGATAGAAATACTAGTCTTTTTATTGACTTCTTTTAATTTCTCGAGAAATTGTTTAGCTTGATCACTCATACCCATATTTACATCGATTGTTTCTTTTTCCAATCGCTTAACATCATTAAAACCTCATACTTCATATATGGTGTGTTATACTTTACCCATTTTTCTTTATTGTAATAAAAACATGCAAGCTCACCAACCGGTTTCTTGCTCATCTTACTATACATATATGCATACAAACTTAATTGCAATGCGTATGTTGTATATTCACAGACCGGTAAATGATCTAATGGAGCTAACATATATTCATGATATTTACTAGTTGTGTTAAAACTGAACTTCTTATTTGTTTTGAAATCGTAGAGATTGAAATATTTTACATGTTCTTCCAAAACATCAGTAGTCCCTGCTAGCTTAAAATCGTCTAACCATAACAATCTTTCCGGGTAAATTTGTTTTAAATCGGGTTGCCAAATTTCTTGAATTGATGTAACATATTCATTTGGTTCAATTTCTACACCAAGAAGCCAAGTTTCCATAAATTTATGGATTTCAGTTCCACGTTTACAAGCTATATCAGTAGTTTGTTGCCAAACATCTTTAACAAAATCTTGAGGAACCCCTTCTTTTTTAGCAACCAAAGCTGACATTTTTTCAACATCAAATTTCGGTTTATATTTTCCAATTAACGTTGTAGCACTAATATACTCGACACCATCCGGATTGGTATATTTGTGTTCTTTTTCGTCGAATGTTATCATTAAAGTCAATTTTAGTGATTAATCGCTAAAAATCAACATCATCTTCATCATATTCACCATCTTCATCACACACATAAGAATCAGGTAAAAATTGGAACAAACAGACGATCTGCTTATCTTTTTTAAATTTAAACACTTCAAGGAAGGACAGTTTAACTAATCGTGTAGAAATAGCAGCATAATACCTTTTAGGTATATACATTAAAATAGACCCATTATAAGGGTCTATTAACGTTGTTTCGCAAAATTCTTCGCAAATCGATTGCGCAAAATTTATAACATCGTCATACATTTAAGTATTTATTGTCTAACTTGAGGTGTAGACGAATAATACTGTGCACGACCATATAATGTTCCAGATAAACCAACACAACTAAGTTGTTCGCTATTTGTTAATCCTTGAACAGTAAATTCTTGTCCATTTGGAATTAAGAATTCTGTGATATCTGCTGGATTACCAAGAGCACCGTCGCCGGCTTTAAAATAGATATCAGCTCCCGTATTGTTCAATAAGATAACTTCACTACATTTAACAGAACTTAACGGTTTTGTATAACTACCGGAAATCTCCCATTTTATAGAGTAACATTTGTTGATATTTACGTAAACCGTATTCGACGGTATATCTGGCATTGTGTACATATGTATATTTAATTATACACCCACACTTTTACCTTTTTCCTCTCTTGAGTTTTGGGTAGAAACCCTTCATCAGCTAAATATCCAATTACATAATCAACATCGTGTTGTCGACTTTCATTGGTTTCATAGTCTCTACTTGGAAGTTTGATGAATAGATTTTGATTCCTAGTTACAGCAATATCGAAATAACCTAGCCTTAAATACTTACTACCCGAAGTTAAAATATTTAAATCTTGATTCGACTCAAAAAAATTACTGGTTTTTTGTGTCATTATAATATTTAATCTTCCATGAAACCATCTTGTAATGTATATACCAATTTATCTTCAGTGGATTCTGGAACGATATAGATTTCACTAATCTCTTGTAATCTCCAATCGATCTCATCTTGAACTTTTTTGTGTGCATCCATCGGTGTATAAGCATCAATATCAATTACATTATCCGATCCGGTAAATGAATTGGTCTCTTTAACCGACACTACAACTTTATAAGTGTTTTTCATATATATGATTTTAATAAATTCTCAAAAAAAATCAATTAAATAATTATATGATTGGTATTAGCCAGATTATACAAGGTGCTATTTCTCCTGTCTCTGATATTATCACGAAATTGATAACTAAAAAAGAGGATAGAATGTTAGCAGAAGCAGAATTAAAACAGATCCAAGCAGATCTTGAAAAGAAAATTATTGAGCATCAAACAAATACATTGAATGCTCAAAAAGAAATTATTGTTGCTGAAGTTACAGGCTCGCCTATGCAACGTAATTGGAGACCAGCTTTAATGTGGGTAATTATCCTTATCATTGCAAATAATTATTTACTTGCTCCGATATTGAATAATTTCATTGCATTGTTTGGTCCATCTGACTTATTACCTATTTTGGAATTACCAGATAAATTGTTTAATCTAATGACTATCGGTCTAGGTGGATATGTTGCTGGTAGAACTGTTGAAAAAGTTGCTCCACAGTTTTTTGCAAAAACAGATAAAGAAACAGTTATAGATGCTACTCCTATTGAAGTTAGTGAAGGGGAAACTAAAACCGAAAATAAACCTAGATTTAAAGGTAGACCGTTACCTATTTCTAGAGTCTAAATAATGCCGTACTAGTACCTCTCTTGAAAATAGTTAAACTCGACCATTTGTCAAGAGAGGTATTTTCATATAATGTTACCTTTGGCTTCGGATGTAAAAAATGAACTTGACAACCCTCAATTTCGTAATCCCCAACAACAGCGCAATATAAATGTTTGTATCCTTCACTATGACTCAATTGCATGTTAACGTTTTTGAAATTTTCATGTAATAATTTGTATATACTTGCAACGTTTGATGTTCCAGATTCACTGTAAATTGTCATTAATTTAGATTCAAAATTTTGAGGCTCCACAAATTTAGTGTGCTTGGAGATACCCATAGTTTTTTCATACGGACTGTTGTGTGTAGTTCCGTAATATCGCTCTACAATTAATTGGTTGTCAATATCCATCATTAATATTTATCCTAATAGGATTTCATTTTTGTTGGTTGGTGGATATAATTTTTCATAACAGTTTTGACATAGCTGACCACACCCTTCTATGTAAAAATGTCTGTAATCAATATGTGTGTTCTCTGTGTATGGTGTTTCAGCATCACATGTTACACATTTATCCAATTTGACCTCTTCAACTTCGTTTAGTATTTCGTTCATATCGCTTTATAATATTCTAATATAACAACCCCGTCTTTTCCAGTAAAATCTCCTGCACTTACTGAATCCATTCCACCCGAACCATATCCATTATTACCAAAATATGATGAAATTCGGGATTGGCGATCTTTGGAATTATTATTACGAGCTACACCTGTAGTAATATCGATAACATCCCCTAAAGCAATGCTACTAGGAATAGTATTTGCAGTTGGTGTATAGGATGTTGGCATCACAGCTGTTTCACCTCCAACTGCAGTAAATGTTTGAGCAACACCGCTAGAATCATATAATGTAACCGATGTGTTACCTCCTGTAGCTCCTGCAGTTGTTCCACCAGCTCCTACTGATACCGTAACATCTCTCTTTAGCGGATCGCTAGATACCTTCATGTAAAAGATTAATGTTCCACCAGCATTTCCTGTATATGATCCATTACCAGCAGAACCTCCACCTTGAACTGTTACTTTTACAACATAACAATTATCCGGTAATGTGAACGACCCAGCTCCAATTGAACTGAATATTTTTAAATGAGGCAAACCACCCCAAGTAATACGACCATCATATCCGGTATTAACTAATCCTGCTCCGGATTGATTAGAATTATTTGCATATGGAGAACTAACTGTAAATTGCTGTAATCCTAATGTTACTGCATCTTGAAAGGTAATAGAACTGATATTATCTGATCCAGAACGACCTAATAAACTATTATTACCTATAGCTATCGATAACGGGGTTGCATCATTTGCTGTATTATTACCTACAATCACGTTCGATGGTATTGTAGTAATATTATTCAATTCAATTGTTTTAACAGCAACCTTACCAGATGTAAGTTGAATTGTTGTATTATCTGGGAGAACATTTAATTGACCAGAAGAAAGCTCCAATCCAGATCCAACAGTTGCAGCAAGACCTATTTGAGTATAACCAGTTGAATCGTTAACGTTACCAGAACCGTCAACATTTCGTGCATATAGACCGGTTCCAGATTTAAAGAAATCACCTGGTTGTGGTGATTGAGCTCCGATTGTGCTAAAATCAGTTGTTTCGCCAAAGAATTTAATACCGGTGTTAAGTCCACCAACAGTTGATCCATCACCAATAAATAGTCTTCTAGTATCGGTTGTGTACCCTAATTCACCATCTGCTAGAGTCACCGTTTCTCTTTCCGAATTTGTACCTTTACGTATTAGAGCTCGTATAATTGTACTGTCTGTTATATTGACTGTCATATTATCTAAATTTTAAAAGTGTTGCAACATTTACTGTCGTTGAATTATCATCTACCAATGTTTGTTGTGTCTTACCTGGTATTACTAAACTTGTTTGTGGTATTGTAGATGGTGATGCGACCTTAAATGCATTGTAAAATGATCCTTGTAAAGCAGATACATTTGGTGTACCAGGTGTACTATTAGGAGTTACTGTTAGAGTGCTACCTAATCCTACCGTTCTTCTATTAACAACTCCATCTGTATATCCTGGATTAACTGAAGTAAATGTCATTGTTGGTGATGAATATGAAACTGTATAAACTGTTGAAAAATAAGCATTACCTTGAAGAGCAGTAACAGTTGACGCTGCTAAATCATCTGCAGTTGCATCACCAGATATATCTACTTCAATGAAAATGGTTTGATAACCATAATGTTGATATACTTCGGAGATCGTTGGAGCTGCAGTTCCTCCGGTATAGTCATACCAAACACAAAACCTATTACCATTAGTGTCATACAATAAGAGATACTTACCATCCAATGCAGCAGATGGTGTTGGAAAATTAGCAACTGTATGCACTGCAGCAACTCCATTTACCGTAAATGTTTGGGTTGTTGTATTTAATATCAACCAACCAAACATTGCTGCTGATATGGTTCCGGAACCTTCATCACCAGCTGAGTACCCAGAACCAGATTTAGATTCATAATTATGAGAATTACCATATGTGACTGCGGCATCTCCAATAGCGGAACCACCGCCCTCTGAAAAGGTTTCATTAAAAGTGGTTGTATATCCTCTAACTAAATTATGGATGTATATATCACCAATATTAGTTGTATCGTTCCATGCTTCAAATACACGCTCACCTTTTGTATTTTCAATTGAATTAACAGCTGCAACAATATTTGAAATTAAAGTTGCTTGAGTTGCATCATAATCACAAGCAACAACAGTTAATTCAGGATGAGCTGCAATATACGCATCTAATGCTGTATCATCTCCAGGTGTTTGTATAAAGATTGAATACATCGTTCCATCTCCAGATGGAACTAACATACTTTTATCTTGATAATTTGCTGTACTCATATTAGTGCCAACACCACTCAAACTAATATTGCTAAATGATCCTTGATTGGTAATATAACTAGTTGGTACAGCAGAGTTAATAATTGTTCCTGGAAAATCTTCACGATTTAAGAAAAATGATGGCGTTGTTAGTTCGTGTCCGGATAAAACTTGAACGGTTGATCCTACTTCACCTAAATATCGCCTCACTTCATTTGAATATTGAGCTGATGAAGCTGTAATTGCTCCGGTTAATCTCGATGCATCAATTTTAGTTGCTGTTGAGCGATTAACACCGGTCATCAATAGATTTGCATCTGCATCAGATGCAATGGGATATGTTGGAGCAGTACCTAATTTAACTTTATCTGCACTAGACATAAACCCGGGGGTTGAAGTAGTTGCATTGGCATGGTGTTGAGTTGCGGTGGATGTATCGATATATCCGAGACCACCATGAGAAATATCTGTCAACTTCCCGACTTCTAATGCACCGGCATTAAATCCCAAGAATGCTAATGTTTGAGCATCACCAGCTAAATCGATTTCAGGACCAGAACCACCAATTACCAAACCATCACCGACTGATGAAATAGTAACAGCAGATGGGTCGACATAGAGTTTATTATCAGAATTGTATTTAATTGTAGAATTATCAACCCGTGGACTTAAAGCTAACCAATGTTCGGGGTTTGAGTAATCGGATCCAGATAAACAATAAAAGATATTATTTTCAAATACAAAATCACCTACTTCTGCATTAGTAGATGTTGCAGAATTTACAAGAAAATTCTTAGCACCAGCAGAAATACCACCTAGTGTTGTTCCATCGCCAACGTATAACCGTTTAGTATCTGTAGTAAACCCGGGTTCGCCTGAATTAAGTATTACCTGTTTACGATCTAAATTTACACCTCTACGAAATTTAATTTTAGATGCATTTACTTGCATATTCAATATTTAGTCTTAAACCTCTAGAGAACATGTAAAATCATACTCATTAATACATGCACTTATATTATCTTTTTTTATTCGAAATTTTTGATTAATACATTCTTCAATTGAACTGTATATAATCACACCAAATACGCATTTTTTTGTTTGTTTAGTAACAGCGTATATAAATTCTGCAGAGGGTGTTTTACGTAGCATGTAAAATTTAATATCCGCATTACTCATATTATAAAATCGATTGTATCAACACTTCATCATTCCGACCAGATCTTTCATTTCCTGTAGGATACAAAATTATACCGACTTTTCCGTGATATTTACCTTCATGATATATTTGGGCTCTTTCTCCTCCAGTTATCTGTAAATCTTGTCCCATGTCGATAAATCCTTCAACTATTTCTTCGTCAATCTTAAGATGTACACCATACCCGTTCATTACAACTTCATCAAAATCTACATCACTTGTTAATATTGGAATACTCTCCGGAGGTTCTGCTTGTTTGATGAGTGTAATCATTTCATTATGATTAGGTAAAACCGGGTTTATATAAGTTGTTTCAAGAGCTTCACAAAAGTTTACTGGTATGGATATAAACGGGTGATCGCTAATAGGGTCAGGAATATATTCAACACTATACGGGGACAGTCTATAACCATGTTCATTGATTGGAGGTGCAATCAACTCTATTGGGTTAGGGTTAACTATTACTTCAGGTACATCGACCTTAGAATTTTCTGAATAATATGCTTCTTCAATTGACCAACCATGTTTTTCTAAAAAACTTAATTTACTTTTTGGTCTAATTAAGTTAGTAATCCATTTTAGCATTTAACTATTTACATTACCAATACATATATATCAACTAACATTAGTGATAATACCATTAGTGATAGTAATAGTAGCAGTACCACCTGGTGTATTAACAGTTAAGCTTTCAGATACACCTTGCAAACCATCTGAATAAATTTCGGATGTACTTAACGAAATAACACTTAAATTGGCGAATCCATTAGTTCCATTCAAACCAGAGGTTGCATTAAATGTTGAATCGATTAAATCCCCAAATTCGCTTTCGGTTGGGACATCCCCTGTTTCAAAATACGCTTTTAATTCAGATACTGTTTTTATAGCCATTGCATCTATATTTATACAGCTGGTGGTGGTTCTTCTTGAGTTGGAGGTACTGGTTCTTCAGCACCAGTAACATCGGGTCCGCCTTCTCCTGGAGGTGGTCCAAAATCTGGTGGAAGACCGCCACCCATTGGCGCTGCACCTCCCATAGCCCCCATACCTGGTTCAAGCCCTTCACCTTGTTCTCCACCTGCAACCATAACATCTCTCCAATTTGGTCCAGAGGATTCAATTTGCATTAATTCCCATTGAAGTTCTTTATCTCTTCTCAACATTTCCCGATTTGCTTTGATTTCAATATCAGTCCAATTGAGATATTTCTTTTGAGCCCATGTATTTGAAACAAATTCACTACTAGTTAAAGAGGTCCAATTATTAACTCGTAATTCGAGTTTTTGTTGTTCTCTCATTTCAAAGAAGTTAGACGGTACATTAAATGCGACATCTAATTGAGTTTCTTTGAGCTTATATTTATCCCATAGTTTCTTTAATTTTAAGTGTGTAATGAACCCATTTTTTAAACCTGCAGCAAACTGCATTTGCAAACGAATAATAAATCTAGCAAATTTCAGCTCTTCCCTTAAAATATCAACACCATCTTGAAACGACTGTTCTGGATTAAGTCTAGTTACAGGTACTTTAAGAGATTTGTATAATTTCTTCATGAAATACATCAAATCTTCTAATTCACCTAAATTTTGTCCTCCCGCTAATGTAGTAACAGATGTACCTTCACTCCCAGCACGTTTAGCAAACCAAAACGAATCCAACATAGACTGGGGGGAAAATTTCTGGACTGTTCCGTTTTGATCTTGATCGTATGTATGCCGACTCCAATATTTTTGCTGAAGAGATCGTAAATAACCTTCAGCTTTCGGTGGAGACATATTACCTACGTCAACATTAAATACGAGCTTTTCTGGAGCACGAACTAACCTATAAATAACTATTGCATCTTCAATTAATGATAATTGTCGATAAGCTCTTCTAGCATTTTCAAGGTATGGTAATCGAATTGTTTTATTATCATTCCAGATACCAGAATTGATATATGTAACTTGATTCTTATCCATCGGGATAAGTTGCATATCTTCAATTTTAGTTGGATTTTCTTCGTTGAAAACTGGCTTTCTTAATAGGAATCCTTGGATAATACTGTTTTGAATATTACCAAATATCGGGTCAATTAATTCTGTTGGTATTTGAACAACACCTAAAATACCTTCATGTGGGTACTCTTTATGAATAATATGTTCCCAATATACTTCTCCTTCAACTAATAATTGTCTAAAATATTCCCACCCTTTATGTTCAAAATCAAAGTAATTAACGAATGTTTGAAATTCTTTTTGTAAACATTCCTGGTGATCAGTTTTAAATTCTCTTTGAATGAAATTCAATTTCAAAATATCTCCATTGATATCTTTATTGATAATTTCATCACAAATTTCATCTAATGCATCACCAACCTCAGCAAATGCTGCCATAACCCGGTAATCTCGAATTCTAGCTGCTTTATCCTGTTGGATATTAGCATACATGTATTCTTGAAACCCTTTATCCATTGCGATATCACCAACAGATGAGTTGTTAACTTGTGTAGATGATGATATTGACTGTCGTTGTAATGCATCTTCACGGCGACTGCCTTCACCTTGAAATAATTTGTATTTTGGGTTTACATCAGATAATGTTTCGACTGTTTGATATGATTGATATGGAAGCCTGCTTTGAACAAACTTCATCATTGATCTGCCGAAAGTGTTTTTATTTCCTTGTCCCATATAATGTAATTATGCTAATTGTTTCCAAATATTAACTCTATTAATAGTACCATCACCACCTAATTGACTGTTAATTACTGACTGCACCTCATTTAAAAAGGCTGTTTGAGCGTAATTTGGTCCTGTAACTATAGTATGTGTCATAGATAGAAGTAATATGTCGCTGTTATAAACTAAAAACCACGGGTTACCACTATCTCCTGAAGATAACCCGGATGGAAACCATAATGTACGATCTGGTAATAACGTACAAGCTGTACTTAAATTAGTTGTAGTATTTAAGGTAATTCGGTTACCCCCAGATGTTGAACCACAAGACCATGGTAATATTTGGTTATTTAATCCTACAGCAAATGCATTGTCTAAGCATGTTGTTGTTCCAAAAGATCTACCGCCACCTACAATAATAGGAAATGAAAATGCAGGTATGGATTCACCTCCAGAAAAGTTTTTCAGTTCTGCAAATTTATATATTTTAATATCCGGGTCAGTAATAGGAGCAGCTAATTTACCAATAGCAACATCAGTATAATACCCATTTAATACAGAAGTCTGATTAAAATAACATCCTTGTAAACCGGCACTATTTGTTGCAAAACAATCAATCGTAGCTTTTACACGATTACCGTCTGGTTTAATAAAATTGATATCATACCCTGTAATTAAACCACCATATTGAGAATCCCCGAGTACTGTATTATGCGGTGTATTATGAGCAGCTACCAGAAAATGTCGATCGGTAATCATAATGTAATTTGAAAACTCAACATTTAAAGTACATGCTCCGTTTTGGTAGAAGGTTGAACTGTTTCCACAACATGTTACAGGTGAAAATGACTCTGCAGTTAAACACGTATAACATGCTGCGTATGATACACCTGACACATTAACAATATTTCTATTTGGATACACCCATGAAGATGTATTGATATTACCACCACTACAATTGATATAATTATATGTAAATGAATTTGCTGCGGTAATAGAACTAACCGAATTTAATCCAAAACAATTAAACGTTGTATTTGTGTTATTTACAAACGGTGTATAACAATCTATGTATCCGCATGTAGTCTCGCTAGTAGTAATTGATGGAGTTAAAGATACTGACGGTGTTCTACTTCTAGTTGGTGTTGGGTACGGTGATGGTGTTTGAGATCTTGTCGGTGTAACACAACAAGATGGTGATGATTGCGATGTCGGTGATTTAGATTGTGTCTGTGTTGGTGTTCTAGTATAGGTATATGTCGGTGTTGGTGTTACTCCATCACTCTTCGTCGGTGTTTGGGTTTTGGTTTGTGTTCTTGTTGGTGTTTCGGTTAAAGTACATGTAATTGTAGATGTTTTTGTTCTCGTTTGAGTGGCTGTCGAACTGTGTGTAAGACTAATTGTTATAGTTGGTGTTCTTGTTGGTGTTTGTGTTTTTGTTTGTGTTCTTGTAGGTGTTTGGGTCCTCGTTTCTGTTATAGTTGGTGTTTGAGTCCGGGTACTTGTTGGTGTTTGAGTATAAGTCTTGGTATATGTCGGGGTTAATGGTGGTGTGTTTGATCTTGTTACAGTCCTAGTATTTGTTTGTGTGATCGTTCCTGTTATCGTTGGTGTTACTGCTGATGTACCGGTTTTAGTCGGCGATGGTGTTATTGTCGTTGTTGGTGATGGTGTATAAACAAATGATGTTGATGGAGTTACAGCTGGTATGCCGTGAACATTTGCTTTAGCCCAGTTTGATCCATATTGAGGACCGCCTGCGCTATTAACAAGATCTCTAAATGTAGGTATTTGAGCCACATCTATATTTATAAAAGAAATAGTAATTTAAACTATTCTTTTATAAATTTATGCTCCAGCGGAGGGAGTTGGTGTCATAGGTACATTTTTAGATTGAATATAATATGGGGTTGCTGATTCATCCGGAAATACGATATACCCACCAGGACCTGTTATGATAAACTTAAAGTGACCTACAGCTAAACCAGACAACGCTCCTAAATTAACTTGAACTGAACTACTATTTGCTGAAAAATAAACAGTTCCTCCTAAATCTACTAGATTATACCCTTGAAATGTTGGATACTTAGCAGATAACGATGGGATATTTGAGTAATACGTTACACTACTTAAATTTACACTTGATAACGACCCCGTTAAAAATGTAGAAATATCACTTGCACTTAAATAGATTTGATATAGGGAATCTCTTCCAATAGTATCTCCACTAACCCCATCATATTGAAGCTTGTTAATTAATGGTGTTCGAAAAACAAATGATTTTTGAAATTCACTAAAAATTAATTTGTTTGGATCTGTATTGGATTTATAAATTTTAAAACCGTATTTCATATTATTGAGATAATTCAAAAGCTTCTATTTCTTGTGGTGTTGCAGATACCGATACCGTATCAGTAATATTAGGTATACCAGATAATTCGGATCTTAATGTTGGATAATTATCTAATGTTAGGACGGTTCCAGTACCTTCTAAGCCACTAACAGCATAAAAATTAGATGTAACTGTATAGATATTTCCAATATCATTTTCTGCTGCTGGAAAGATCCAACCTTTTATTACAAAAGTAGTATCTGCTGTAACTCGAGCTTTATCAGTTGCATTTAATTCTACTGGGTAATTCAAACTTATATCACCAGACCATAAAACCTCGCTTCGAATTTCTTGTTTTTGAGATAAACCAGTAATATCAGCTGGGACTGGCCAACTAATAATAATATACGGATTGGTATATGGAATAAAATTTGAAATAATTTGATCCATATCTAATTGATATCTAGTTATAATCGAAAAATTTATAGTGATATTAACTGGAACAGGTGAATTGTAAGTATTAGAAGAACTTTCATTTGCGTAATAAAATCCACCTAGGTCATGAATTTTGTTAAAAACTCTCTCATTATCACGGGTAACACTAGCAACACTAATTGCCACTGCTGGGAGAGTAATTGTTTTAGCTTTATTAATAATATCGTACAGAACACGTTGTTTTGGAGCATATAGATATCGTACAAAAATTCTATCCTTTTCTTCCCTATTTTTATTGTATCTTCCGATAACAATACTATCAAATGCATTTGCAAATTGAATAATAAGGTCTTGAATTTCGAAGTATGTTGACCTAAATCTCATTACGAGTATTTAATCATGAAGAAAGAATATCTTTATATTATAACATGTGAAAACTTTCCGGAATGGGTTAAGGTAGGTATAACAACTAATCCAACTAAACGATTACAAACATATCAAACAGCCTCTCCATTTAGAAACTATAAGATGGTCTATACTCTAGAATGTGCGAATTCCCGCATAGCGGAAAAGAAAATACGCGATACCATGAAATATTTCGCACTCGATATGAAAAATGAATGGTATCGCGTTGATGTTAATATCGCTATTACACGATTAGAAGAGCAATTATCTGAGCCTACCGATAAAATGCTTTGGTAATTTTTCTTTGTTTTGCAATAACAAAACCCGAGCCCTACCATCCAATACGTATGTTACTGAATGATCTGTTTTTGATCTCGTACATCTTCCAGATGTTTGAATAAATGCACTCAACGTCTTATGTTGATACCATTCTGGCGATATATCTGCCATCTTCTTAATCCGTTTGTTTGATAGTGGTGGAAATGGGGTTTTGCAAATAATTTGAAATCTACCATTATCTCCATGCAAATCAGTTCCGAAAGTTAATGACGGTGAAACTAGGACCGTTGGTTCATCAGATTCAAAATGTTCTTCTAGAATTCGCTCGTTAGTTGCTGCTTCTTCTCTGAATAAAAATCTATGGCCTTTTAGATTGTCTTGCAAATATCTACAAATTTCTAATGTATGTGTGTGGATAATGCCTTTTTCGTTTGCATGACGATCACATAATTGTTGGCAATAATCCGCAATCTTTGGAAGATTTGCTTTCAGATTTTTGTAGTTCAATACCGGTTGTTTCATCATATATATCGGAGATTTTTCCGATTCAAATGACGATTCAACCTCAATATATTTGTATTTGGAAATTCCTAACGTTTTTGCATATGCTTTATGATCAGTGATGGTTGCCGACATCAATAGAACTTTATCTCCATATGAAAATATACTCCCGGAAAGCTTATCTACTTTTAATGGTGTGAACGATACGTGCTCAGCATCATAATCTACAATGTATTCACAATTAAACCATTTATCTCCAACAATTTGCAAATTACCTTGAAGGTTTCTTAAGAATTTTAATTTTGCTATATCTGCTGCAGACATTTTAACTGTCTTATTTTTACCTAATTCCAATAAATCATTTACTTTATCTGTTACAGATATAAGAAGTTCTGATAACCAGTTATATTGTTTGTAATAATCAGTTGTTTTTAATTTTGGTGTTTGAATACCTGCAAGGCTTATTTTTTTGTAATTAATAGACGCACTAAATTGTCTAACCAATTCATCTTCTAATTCAGATGCTTCATCACAAATGATAAAATTCTTTCGTTTAAGATGATCTGGTAAATGTAAAAACATTTTATAGTTCAAAACAGAGAATTGATTTAATAGAGCGTCATTACGGGTATTGTAATAAACACAACAATTTTTATTCCAACAATCTGTTTTTAATTTGGAGGTATAAGTACAAGGTGCGGATTCAACATCAAATTCATCACTAATTGCACAGATATAATTTGATTTACCTTTCAATATATCAATATCATTAAAGATGGATTTATATTGATCTTGTAATTGTTTGGTAATAGTTAATGCAATAGTTCCACATGGTGGTTCAGCAAGACAATCATCCGCATATTGATATCCTCCATTTCCATCCGGATAAAAGGCTTTATATGATCGAACTAAGTTAGTGAACGCTTCTGTTGGAGGTTGACTTAAATTACCTAATGTTCTCGGAATAAAACTTTTACCGGTTCCGGTTGGTGCTGAAATAATAACAAATTTATAGCCTTCGTTATAAGCTTCTTCAATCCGGGTTAAAATATCTACTTGAGCATCGGATGGTTGATAACCATCCGGGAATTTGCTTACATATGTGCTTAACATATGTTAATTATAACGTATAATCTCAAGAATTAAAGTCGTCTTTTTTTGTATGTAAACGAACATCCTGAACTTGATGTTCGGAAGATTTTTTAATAAAGGAAGGGCTAGCATCTCTTAAGAGACACTTACACATCACATAATGCAATGTTTTGGTATCTTTAAATGTATATCCTTTACCATAACAATGTTTGCAGTTAGTTTTTGGTGTATTGGTAATTTCCAATTGACCGCAATCTAATTGTTTGGTGTATTTTTCATCGAGAGTGTAAACTTCTCCGCTAAATAAGCTAAAAAATGTTTTCATAATTGTATTAGAGTCATCTTAACGTCGTAAAATTTAGAGTTCTTTTTTGGAGTGAAATTTTTAGCTTTCACAAATTTATACGCATCATCATGTGTTAATGTATTCAACGTATAATCGAATAAAAGACCGTCTTTGATTTTAATTATATCGTAAGGATATGGTATTTCAAATGTTTTTACTCCACCTTTTGTTATTTCCAATATAAAGGTTATGAAAAAATCCTTAACGGTTACATTAATTAATTTTCCCTTTTTAATAACCTTTTGGTTAATATTAAAAGACACAGTACTTTGAAAAAACTCTTTAAACTGTTTTTCAACATCATCTATTACTTTAATAATCATGTATTTTGAAATTGTAGCTTTTCTTGTGGAGTTAAGTTAGCTAAATTCTTTGAAAAATATTCCCAAAATTCATCGTTAGCTGGAATGGTTTTTATTAAATCAACAGATCCATCAAAATTGATTTGCCTGTAGTTTTGCATGAATATATCCCATGTTATAATTAAGTTTTTAATTGTGGGGTCATATACAGGTAATTTTGAAGTGGCTCTGTAGTTTAACGTTAATCTCCCGTTTTCGCTGTTAAGTAATGTAAAACTATTAGTACATAACATACGGCGAGTAGCGGGAGCGCCTGGTTTAAAAACACGTCTGACGAATTTAACTTCACAGACGTTATTTTTAAGAATGCCCATTAATTGTGATCTACTGACCCTCATTCGGTTTAACTATACCAAAAATACGAGATTCGTTTAAAAATACGCCTTTCTTTACCTTCCCTTGTGATTCGACATCAATATTGCTAATAGGCACCCCGAGATTATTAGGAAAACATACATGGTCTCCAACGTTAACATATTCACATTTTGTTCCTTTAAGTAATACTAAACCAATTCTCCATGCCTTGGTCTCAGCATTTAATGGAACATGTAATCCATTTCGGATCAATGAAGTTCCATCCTCACTTTCATCTACATATTTAACGAGAATAACATCTTCCATTAATGTAGACAAAGAATATCCCAGAATGGCAGAATCAAATGAACCATCTGGGGGAGCTGAGAGGTCAATTAAACTTCTCTTTGGTGTTAATAAATCAATACTTGCGTTTGTTGGCATGTAAAGATTTATTCCATGTATTTATTATTTCAATACCGTTTTTAACTTTGTTATATCTATTTTTCCCGATTCTAAGTATTGTGTGATTTCTCTTTGTGATAATTCAAATCTGGTTGCTAAAAATTTAACAATTCCTTTGAAATTATCGACTGGAGGCTTTTTTTGTTTCTTAATGTATCTGATCCCCCGAGAATGACCTCTCGGGATAATCTTAACTAAGAAATCATACCACTCTTGTTTGGTGTTAAATACTGTATAATATTGATTGACAGTCTCGTTAATGAGTTGTGCATATGCCGGAGAATACATACTCAACCATCTGCATATCATGTAGAGATTAAATTGATTTTCATTGTCAATATTATCCAATAAATTACCTTTCTTGGTGGTAATAATATCGTTGAGAAAATCAAAAACAGTTACCATAATAATTATTTATCTATAATTTTGCTCGAACTCGTAAAAATATCATCGTTTAGTAGATAAAACCGATTGACTACTTCTCCAATAAAACCATTGATTTGATCTGCTGTGAAATTTGTACTAAATGCATATGCAGGTGCTTTTGAACCAGCAACAACATTAATACCTGTATGCCCAAGAGTTACTCCGTTCTTTACATATGTAATAGATACACTCGCTTTACCCTCTTGTTGAGTTACACCACCTTGAACGAACTCTTTTTCAACCATAATATCATCCCCCTTCATATGAACAGGACAATTTAAATACGATGGTTTAGCTAAAATGTTAGCGATTTCTGTGTTGAACAATCTTTGATATGCAATTGCTCCAAATGTGTTGTCTAAAATTGGGATCTCCCACAGAAAGTTAATTGCGTTTTCACTCCATATAAATTCTTGCTTATTAACGTCCTCTTGATCAATCATACCATCCGCTAGTACCTCCATTGGAGCTACAAACGCAATAATATTACCAATTGGTAGCACTCTTTTATTGAAGAATTTATAAGCAAATCTACCATGCAACAGATTACCATCATATTTGTCGATATTTACAATCATATAATGATTATATGATCAATCTCTTGAATTCAAAGACCTATTTTTGTGTGTAAAAAATATCACCAATACCACCTGGTTGCTTTATTGTTAATGTTTTATGCATCTAAAATAGTCCAGTCTTTATCATATAAATCTTTAAAATCGGGTCCTTCTGGTCCAAACCACGGATTTGGAGCAATAATCTTTTCTTTTTTCTTACCAAGATAACTTGCCCATGCAGCGAATGTACTGTTACCCATAATAATTGAATCGCAATAGCTCAATGTTATGAAATCATTAATTTCACTATTACCGTTAATGTATATGTTATTATTATCAAACGTAAATTCACTCCGAACTGATTGAAAATCATCTGTTGCGTATAAGAAAATGTGGTCTTCAAATAACTCTTTAGCTTTATCGTAATAGCTTTTATTAATTTTGGGATGAATTTTGGGATAATTTAAGTAATCTCCTCTTCTAATATGAACACCTACAATCTTTTTACCGGTTTGGTCCCTTAATTGATCTAGTTTAGATGTAAACTTGATGTGCTCGTCTTCTTTATATGAGAACCAATCATTCAATTGGTCTTTATATTTGTTAAAATATTTTGGAGATTGAAAATACCCATCAAATACAACATCTTGTGCATATATTGGAATTGGATTATATGTAAATTTATCCTGCTGTTTGATTACATAATTTGAAGTAATTTTACCAGATAGGAAATTTCTATATAATGTGTCTTTATAGGTTACTGGGTGGCTACCTTGACCAGCTCCAAATCTTGCTGTATAATCAATAAAAAAACCACACTTCGTACCTAGGGTGTATGCATATATTGCAGCAATTTGATACAATTGATTTCCTAGTCCGCCTTTTAATAAAACTGTTTTCATTCAAATAAAAATGGGTAATTCTCAAAAATCCAATCTTCTGGAACTCTATAATCTTCAACTAAATTAAAGTTTTCATCAACAGCGTTAATACATTTATTGTATGACTTTCTATCAATGTTCAATAAAATATCATCTAATTCTTGAAGGTTTGTGAAAAATAATATTCCATCCGGATTAAAATACTTACTTACAGATTCTTTATCTCCATAATAGATAGGGATTGTTTTAGTTGCAAAACAATCTAATAGCTTTTCAGTCCAATAACCTGAGATAATATCATTTTCAATTGCAATTGAATAATAATATAGAGCTAACCCATCTATTTTATCATCAATTCGATTTCCGGTATAATTACCAAAACAATCGAGTTGATCTCGATGAGCATCAATTACGGTATGACGCAATCTATGACCAACAGTCATCCGTTTTTCACTTGCAAAAATACTACAAAGTTTAGTTTTTGGGGTATGTTGGTAATTTTTTATCCAACATCTACCATGTGGGTAATATATATAGTTTTCTCCTTTATCAAGTAGACTTTTATCGAACGTTAACACAAAGTCAAACAACCGATTATTTTGTTCAATCCAATTATATGTATGTGGATGAATACTACGAGGTTCTAATATCCAAGCAACCTTACGTTTAACATTAACTGCTTTATGTATGTCGGTTAAACATAAATCTGTAAGGAAACAAGATTTACTTACCTCTACATTATCTCTACACCATTCAATGTGTTTGGTTGGAGTATCAGCACATGATGATATATCATGACTAAAATTTCGATCTCTAATATTAACTTTCTTTTTCATTACATTTGCCATGTTGTACTATACAAATACAACAACTTGTTATCCATTTTTTCAACTAAATTACAAATGTTATTGTTTTGTTTATAATACGGGTTGGTTTCGCGTTCAGCATTCTCGTGATTTATATGAAATATCGGTTTAAATGATCCGCTTAATCGACATACCGTATATCCCATTTTGTTAAATCGAATTAATGTCTCGTTGTCTTCATATCCCCATCCAATAAAATTTGGATTAAACCCATTGCAATTAAATATGTTACGTTTTTTTGTAATAAAACCACCACCGGGGGATTGGGTATGACCAACATGAATCTTTTCATCATGATAGTTAATGGTATGGTAATAACTCATATTAATTTGAGCACATAAGTAATTGTAATCCAAATTTTTAACAAACTCGTCTCGGACAGGTTGTTTAATGCAAATAAAATGGCCATCATTAGGTAATATAACTTTCTTGTTATCTTTTGATAAAATTTCTAGTGTTTCTTCGATTGCTGTTGGACCAAAAATAACATCGACATCATTGAATATCAAATTATCATAAAAGGATTGTTTAACAGCTTCGTTATATGCTTTCATTTTATTCCAATTATTTGGAATAGAATCTATAACAATATGCCGAACTTTATCGTATTTGGTGAAATCTATTGTATGCTGTTTATGTGGTTGTTCAACAACTATAAACTCGTAATTATCGTAATGTTTGTTGTAAAATTCAATCAGAGTTTTAAGATTTAATTCCCGGTCTGCACTGTCTTTCCGGTAGAAAACTATTACAGATGAATTTAAATTAATTTTGTCCATGCTTTTCTTTTATTATTTTGATCTTTTCATAAATTACTTGTCTCCCTTCAGTTGGCACTTCAACTGGTAAGTAACTATGTTTTTCTTTAAAATGGTGTGCTCCGTTAATTATATTAGTTCTCCAATCTTCTCTTGGACGTATCGTTGAATTATTTTCAGAACAGGCTTGTTCGCCAATATAATCCATCGAATTAGCGAGGTCCGGCCAATACCAATATCCAGGTAAATAGCCAGCTTTCACAATATTATATGAATGATCAACATGTTCCCATGCATTTGTATAATTTTCATCAAATATACCAACATCTTCTAAAACCGATTTGTGGTAGTAACAAAACGAACCAACACAATGTGTATTATATGCAATCTTAATATCATTTGGATATGGTACCGTAAATAAGGGCATCGGTTTGTTGTTAACTTTGTTTGCTGGTCCGTGATATCCGTATAATAAATGCTTCAATCCAGATGTTTTTGATGCCTCAATATACTTTTCAAATACTGTAACATCTTTTATAACCATATCATCTTCAATAATAAAGATATGGTCACATTGTTGTTCTAGTAATTTTCGAAATAAAATATTTTTAGATTTACCGACACCAAGATTAGTTTTATTGTCAATAAAATCATCAAAAAAGCATCCATGAAGGGTGTTTTGATAGTCAAACGGTTCTCCATCATTAACACCTACAATATAATCGATTTTATCTCTTCCTCCTCTAACAAAGAGTGATTTTAATAAGTTATCAAAAAACTCATTCCTATTACATGTGACTATACCAATACCTATTTTTTCGTTGGTCATTAATCTATTTTAGAATAAATACTTAAAATGTCAACAGGAAACGACAACTTTATCACATTGGATGTTATTAATGAAATACAAGATATTAACAACGGGGACTTTCTATTTACTGTTGTTGATGGTCAAATCTATAAATTGGATTTCCAAAATTTTATAGTTTCACGCAACAATACAGATTTCTTTACATTAATTGACTCATTATCTGCTCAAGTAGCTACTAATACACAATCATTGTGTGCAATTAATGCATATCTAAACGATAATAAAGATGAAATATCTGAGTTAATTGGATTATCATCAACGTTCGTTTCATTGAGTAGTAATTGGGAAAGTACATATGCAACAACCAAATCTCTTAGTGCTCAAACATGGCTACCAATTCCAACAGAAGCTAATCCGTTCAAAACTGGTTCGATGATTTATTATGATGGGAACGTTCGTGATTGGAAACCAATTGATGCTGGGACTCAAAACAATATTATAACAGTTGATCCAGATACAGGTTTGCCAGTATTTGGTAAAGGAAACTCAACCGGTACTAGCGAATTATTAGCAACCGGGCAAGCTACAGTTTATTCAGCTGATAATTTAATTTTTAAAGTTATATCAAATTCCGGAGAATATCCATATGATGCAACCGTTCAATTGGCTACTCTTACAGATAGATATACAGATATTATAATCCAAACATCTATAATTGGAACCACACTTGAAAGTAATATTTCTACCAACCCGGCACTTCAACCAACATTTACATCATCAGTTCAACTATTAAATAAAGGATCTGTTATAGGTAACACCTTACCGCAAGGTAATAAGGATTCTGGATCACCATTACAAATATCTGCAAATGTTACAGGTATAGTTAATGTCCAGAAGTCAAGTTATCTTAATACTGTTGAAATTGTATTGAACTATACAATATTTGGAACTAAAGTATAATTACTTTCTTTTAGTTGACATAATTTGGCGCACTAATTCATTATATTGCGCCTTTTCTTTGTTTAATTGTCGTTGTTGGTCAACCAATATTTGTTCCATATCCAAAGCTTCTTCACCTAAAATGGTAGATCCGGTTTCACCAATTAGATCTCCTTCAGCGTCAATATATTGTTTAATTAAGTGAAGTCGTTGTTCTCTTGTACCGAAAATTTCAACTATTGCTGGGCAATCTTCAGCTGGAAAAAAAGGAGATTTACTAGCTCCTTGAAAATATTGTTGTTCGAACCCTTTAAAAATATGATCGATTTCTTCGATAAAAATTTTATCAGTATCTCTCATACCATCATTTTCAATTTGAACAGGAGCTGCAGCAGTTAATGGTATGAAAAATATAACATCTAACATGCGTAAACTCTCCCGGATGATTGGGATACATTTATTTACAAACTCTTTATCTACA